GGTGGCGCGTTATTAATATAAAAAAGATATAAATAACACTTGCATGTTATAATGTTTTCTAATATAAAGTAGCTGTAGTTTTTAGTTTAGTTTTTTAATTTAATAAGAGGGAAGTTGTTATGACTTTTACACCTGACAGCATTATGCAGGCCGCGCCAGATGAAGCGCCACTAATAATCGTATTTGCACCAAATGGTCACGGCAAATCAAGCTTTATAGCATCTGCTAAAAATCCATTTGTAATAGATGCAGAGAAAAAGTTTAAAAGTGAAAAAAAAGCGGCCATTTATCGACCTGATAATTATTACGATTTAATTGAGTCGTTAACGTGGTTGCGAGATCAAGACAAATTAGACAATGGAGTGGTTGCAATAGATACACTTGACTGGCTAGAGCGTGAGATTCACAATAAAATATGCAATGACTTTAGCGTAAAAATTGTTAACGATGATCATTGCAAGGCTCTTAACTTCAATAAAGGGTATGATTTAGCTGCTAATATATTTTTAGGCGAAGTTTATCCGTTGCTTGATGCAATACGAAAAAAACACAACATGCCTATTGTAATTGGGGCACAATGTTTGCCGCAAAAGCAAAGAGAAGCAGATAAAGATGAATATGTAATGCAAGATTTAAGGGTTCAAGACAAGCTTGCACACAAAATATCTGACTTAGTAGAGGCTAAGGTTTATTTGCAAAAACGTGAGCATGTAAATCAAAAGGGTCAGGTAATTCCAACGGAAGAGCGCTATTTGATCACTAGACGCGTAAAGGGCGTTAATGCAAAAAATAATATGCATTTACCTGAAGAGGTTGTTGTGTCTTATAGTGGTGGTTGGGATGACTTTATAAAGGCCATCAACACAGAGCGTCCAGCTTCTTAATTTTTTAGTTAATTTAATTTTTTAATTTTTATAAAAGGATATTTATTATGTTTATTGACACTTCATCTCCAGAATTAGCGCAGTTTGATCCAGAGCGTCAGGGTTCTGCATTGCCTCCAGTTGGTGTATACCCTGCCACCTATCAGGTTGTTGCTAGTTCGCAAGGGGAGACAAAATCAGGATTCGGAAAATTTGACATAACCTATATGGCCGTTGATGGTGAAATTGCAGGGCAGCAATTTTCATTAACATATAACGTTGGTCACAGCAATGCGGATGTTGCAAAGTGGGCTGTAGAAGATGTGTTGCGAGTTGTATATGCAATTACAGGCATAAAGGCGCATGGGCGTGGCTTTCAGTTTGACGATAAAATGAACAATAAGCCATTCAATGCAACATTAATTGTTACTGAGCAAGTAAATAAATCAACGGGACAAGTTGCTACGAATGATAAGGGTGAGCCGTTTCGCAATGCAAAGTTCAACTCACTAAAGCCAATTGATGTAAGTCAGTCGTCACCGCAACAGTATCAACAGCCACCAGCGCAGCAGGCTCAATATGAATCTGCACCAGTGCAAACCGCTCAAAATCAAGGGCAGCCAGTGCAGGGCAAGCCAAGTTGGGCACAATAAAAAATCCGAAAGGGTAACAATTCCTATGAAGCCTCTCTGTTGAATGGGTACGATTAAGTTCGGAATGGTCAACAGAGCACGCACTGGAAGTCGGGGAACGCACATGACAATAAAAGCGTGACAGCTCGGAGAGACGGCAATAACTTAAATATAAGGAATAAGCATATGACATTTTACGGCGGATTATCAGCAGAGCATTTAAAGCAATTTATAGAACGCATTGAACGACTGGAAGAAGAAATAAAAAATTTACAAGAAGATAAAAAAGAGGTCTTTGCTGAAGCTAAAGGCGCTGGCTTTGATGTAAAGGTTATTAAAGAGATTATTAAAATTCGTAAAACCGAGGCTAATGAGCTAGAAGAGCAAGAGTATCTTTTGGACACTTACAAAAGAGCATTGGGAATGATAGCCGATGACTAAAGTTTGTAGTAATAAAAACTGCAATGACACACACGACACCAAGTACAGGCAGTGTGGCACTTGTAGAGAACAGTTTCGCGGCTATAGAAGGCGTGGGAGTAACTACAAGGTGGGACGCATTGTTGATATATGCGAAGCCCATATTAAGCTAGATCCATGCAAGCAAATACTAGGTATTATTAATGAGCAGAGGCAATAATCTAAAAAATCATAACTCAATTTTGCAATGCTGTATAGTACCGCAATATAAGGATGCGCGATGTTAATAAAACAAAAAACACCACCCGATTTATTGCTAGAGGCAATAAAGGATTATATAGAAGATGAAGCAAAAAAAGAAAAGCCTAGAGGGTATATTGGGGCATCTTCAATAGGGAGTGAATGCGAGCTAAAACTGTGGCTGCAATATAAATACCCTCACCTTTCAAGGGAAAGAGGGGCTAAACTTATTCTAGCTGCAAATGATGGCCACAGAAGCGAGGATCTTATGGCTGGGCTTATTAGGCAGGTTGAGGGGGTTGATCTTATAACCCACGATGCAAACGGTAAGCAGCTTGGATTTAGTGATTTAAACGGGCTGTACTGTGGCCACTGGGACGGATTAATAACAGGCATCCCCTGCGCCCCAAAGACTCGCCATGTGTGGGAGCATAAATCAAAAAATCAAAAGTTTTATGACAAACTTACAAAGCTAAAAGATGAAGTTGATGAAAAAGAGGTTTTAAAAGAGTGGGATTATATATACTACTGCCAAGCTGTTGTGTACATGGAATATAGCGGTTGCACGCGTCACTATACAACGGTTGCGCTGGCTGGCACTAGGGATTTTCAGTCAATCAGAACCAATGCTAATCCCGAACTTGCGAAGCAGCTTCGAGAAAAAGCCGCAAGAATTATTAATTACCCAGTTGCGCCAATTGGTATATCAACAAACCCCTCATGGTTTGCTTGCAAACATTTATGTGATTTTATAGAAAATTGCCCTTCAATAAATAAAAATATAAAATTAACTTGATATATAATATCTTCTATTATATAAAATTAGTTAGGTAATGTTAAAAAAAGGAATAACAATATGGCCGATAAAGAAAAATATGAAATACCGCAAGAATTGGTTGATATATCACTAAAAGCTAATGCCGCTAACACACTGGGCAAATGGTATGTCAAAATGCCACTTGGTTATAAAAAAGCTCTTAAAGCATTTGAAAGCCATAATAAAATTAATAATGAATTTTGGCAAAAGGTATATACACTTTATCCTGACCTAAAAGGTAAGCCGTTACGACTTGATGCTATTAACAAATGCATTTCTATTGATGAGTAATATAAAATGAAGTTGAGAGATTATCAGCGCGATGCTGTTGATTCCATATTTAAATATTACGAAGATGGCAATAAAGGCAATCCTATTATTAGTGCTGCAACTGGGGCTGGGAAGAGCTTAATTTTAGGTGAGTTCATTAAAATAGTACTGCAAAAATGGCCAAGTGAAAAGATAATAATGGCTACTCACGTAGCTGATTTAGTTGGTCAAAATTATCAAAAAGTAATAGCACAATGGCCAGATGCTCCGGTGGGGATATACAGCGCCGGATTAGGCAAGCGGCAGCCTTGGGCTTCAATAGTATGTGGCGGTATACAGTCCGTGCATAAAAAAGCTCATTTATTTGGATATAGATCTATATTATTAATTGATGAATGCCAATTACTATCACCACACGCCGAGGGGATGTATATGTCCTTCATTAAAGAATTAAAAAAGAATAATCCGCATTTAAAGGTGGTAGGGCTTTCTGCAACACCGTGGCGACAAAAAGGCGGCAGCCTTGTTAATCAAGAAAATGCTATATTTACAGATATTATATATGACATTGGTTTAAAATATTTAGTAGATCAGGGCTACTTATCTCCACTAATTGGGAAAAGCAGCATCATACAGGCTGATCTGTCAAAGTTTACTAAAGGTCGAAACGAGTTTACTCAAGAGCAAATGAGCCACGCAATGGATAATGTGGAGTTAATTAATTCCTCCATTGATGAAATTGAAGAGCTGGCAAAAGATCGTAAGTATTTCATGTTTTTTTGTGCTGGGATTCAGCACGCCCATCACGCCACTAGTGTGCTAAGGAGTCGGGGGTGGGATGCTGATTGCATAACTGGAGACACATCACAAGAAGAGCGAACTAGGTTATTAAATAAATTTCGCAATTCAAAAACTAGATACGCACTTGTAAATAATACGGTGCTAACCACCGGTACTGACTTACCTAATGCAGATTGCTTAGTCCTATGGAGACCGACAAAATCTAGCTCTTTATATGTACAAATTGCGGGGCGAGGCGCTAGGCCGGTTTATGCTCCGGGGTTTGACTTGTCAACTAATAAGGGTAGGCTAAACGCTATTGCGCAAGGGCCAAAAAGGAATTGTTTAATTCTAGATTATGCAGGCAATATTGAGCGATTTGGCGCAGTTGACTTAATAGCTATGCCACCCGCAAAAAGTAAGAACAAAAATGACCAGCCAACAATAGCACCTCAAAAAATATGCCCAAAATGTCGAGAGCCCAACCCTATAGTAGCTAGGCAATGTCACTGTGGCCATGAGTTTGAATTTGATGACTCACTAAAACATGGCAATGCCGCATCTACGGGCGCAATAATGAGTAGCGAAATAAAGCCTGAAAAATTTAAGATCCATAAAGTTATTTACAAAACTCACATGGCAAGTAGTGGGTATCCAAGTTTGCGCGTACAATATTACGATCTATTCGGCTTTGTAGCCTCCGAGTTTGTTGCATTTTCTAATCCAAAGGGTAAATTTTTTGCAGAAAAGTGGTTTGCAGAACGCAAGCCAAATGACTTATCTGCGCTTGATTGGGCTAAGCTATTCCCAGGTGACACCTCCCGAGCATTTGCCATGCGCGATAGGTTTGCAATTCCTAAAACGCTATATGCTAAAAAATCAGGAAAATACAT